GATCAATTCGCCTCGACGGTTATCGGAACGGGATTGAAGCCGCATCCGATATTATCGGCGAAAACTCTCAACTTATCCGATGATCAGATCTCAGAAATCGAGAATCGACAAAAAGAAATCTATGAGAATTGGAATCCGTTCGCCGATGCCGCCGGGAAAATGAGTTTTAATCAAATTCAATTTTTAGCGCAACGGATGACCGTCGAATATGGCGAATATCTGTTTTTGTTGCCGATGCTAAAGGATGAGAGCCGGCCATATTCGCTCGCGTTACAGGCGATCAATCCATTACGGTTAAAAACGCCTCGAGATTTGAGCCGGGATCCGAACATTAAAGACGGAATCGAGCTCGGCCGATATGGCGAGCCGGTCGCGTATTGGATAAAAAAAAGCGAGAGCAATTTTAACCGGATCTCGGATTTATCAACGAATTTTCTCCGGATACCGGCAAAGGCCGGCCATCGGTTCAAGGTTTTACACGGTTTCCCGATCCTCGAGCCGGAGCAAGTTCGCGGCGTTTCGTTTTTCGCGCCGGCAATGAAGTTTTTCCGCGATCTCGCCGATTACCTCGACGCGGAACTCGTTTCGGCGATCGTAACCGCCGCGTTCGCCGTTTTTATCGAAACGGGTTCTCTCGATCCTCTCGGATCCGCTCAAGCAATGGCAACGATCAATGATACGGGTTACAAAAGCGACTCAAGCGAATATGAAAATCGATACGAAGAAATCGAGCCGGGCGGCGTTTATTATGGCAATTCGGGCGAAAAGCCGCATTTGCTCGAGGCCGAGCGGCCGGGCCGAACGTTTGAGCCGTTTATCAAATCCATACTCAAATCGATTAGCAACTCGCTCGGGATCCCATACCCGGTTTTGTTCCGAGATTTCGACGGCATGAATTATGCGAGTTACCGCTCGGCGATGCTCGAGGCATGGAGAGTTTTTAAATCGCGCCGGCAATGGCTCGGCGAAAAATTATGTCAACCGGTTTACCAAATGCTTATCGAGGAAAGCTATTTGCGGGGCGAGATCGAGCTCGATCAGTTTTATAAAAATTATTGGAATTATACGAAATGCCAATGGATCGGGCCGAGCAAAGGACAAATCGAGCCGATCAAGGAAGTTCAAGCCGAGATCCTCGCGATAAACAACCGGCTCAAATCTCGCGAGGAATCAATGCTCGAGCAAGGCCGCGATTTTAAATCGACGATGGATCAAATCCTAAAAGAAAAAAATTACATGAGCGAAAAAGGGATCGAGGTCGATGAGCAACCGGGCGAGGGCTCGACTCAGCCGGAAAATATTTCGGTTGATAATCAAGATGAGGTTTAACGCATGGAACTAGTCGAATTTTCAAAAGGTTCGGTTTGGGGCATTTTGCCCGAAAAATTTGAGGTTTTAAATCGCAAGTTTTTCGAGTTCGAGCTCGCGGAAACAACCGAGCGAGCGGCCGATTTTTATGTTCAAGAAAACCGATTATCGAACAACGCGGATTTGTATCGAACCGAGGGCGAGGTCGCGGTTATTCCGATCTCCGGGCCGCTGATGAAACGGAGATCGTTTTTCTCGTTTTTATTTGGCGGTTCAACCTATTTGGATATAAGCCGGGCGATTAATGCCGCGTTGAACGACGATCAAATCGGCGCGATTATGCTCGCCATCGATTCGCCGGGCGGAACGATCTCGGGCGTTGAGGCGGTTTCCGATTTGATTTTCGAGGCGCGAAAGCAAAAACCGATTATCGCGTATTCCGACGGTTTGCTCGCCTCGGCGGCCTATTGGATCGGCTCGGCGGCCGAGGTTATCGTCGCGGATAAAACCGCGAGGATCGGCTCGATCGGCGTTTTGATGATCCATACGGACTACTCAAAGGCCGATGAAAAACGCGGGATCAAGGAAACATATATAACCGCCGGCCGATACAAGGCGATCGGGAACAACTCCGAACCGCTCTCAAGCGAGGCCCGCGAATATATTCAATCCGAATTAGATTATATTTATTCGATTTTTGTCGATACGGTCGCAAGGAATCGCGACGTTGAAACGGAAAAAGTTTTATCAGATATGGCCGATGGAAAAATTTTTATCGGATCTCAAGCAAAGGATGCCGGTTTGATCGATCGGATCGGCAATTATAGCGAGGCGGCCGGGATTGCCGCCTCGATGATTTCAAACGATTCTTATTTTATCAAGGGGGTTAAAAACATGGAGATCAAAACAATCGAAAATTTAATCGAAAAATATCCGGATTTGATAACTCAGATTCAGGATGCAACCGCGAAAAAAACGGCGGCGCAAGTCAAGGCGGAAACCGAGGCGGCCGAGCGGGAGAATTTCGTCGCATTATTGAGAATTCAACTCGGCGATGAGGTCGCGGAAAAATTCAAGGCGTTGCTTGATTCTGGAACATCGCCGGCGCAATTAAAGGCGATCAAGGCCTTGAACCCGGATCCCGAGCCGAAAAAGGATCCCGAGCCGGATCCGGATCCGGAACGATCCAAAATGTTGAGCGCGATTCAGGACGCGGCGCCGGATAATCCGGGGCCGGATCAAAACGTCGCGGCCGGAAAAGATTATATGGAACTCGTTCGCGAATACAAAAACGAGAAAAAATGCGATATGTTTACCGCAATGAAAGCAATCGATTCGCAGAATCCAAACTTGCGCGATGAGTATCTCCGCAAGGCGAACGCGGGCCGGGCGATTTAATACCGATCGTTTTTTGTTCGCAAGGCTAAAACTTGATTTTTAAAAATTCTATTAAAAGGAGAATTGAAAATGTTTATCGATGGATGCCCGAGTTTTACCGCCGCCGCCGCACTAGAGGCGCGGCGCATGATAAAAATTGATACAACCGCAACCGATGTTTCGCCCGCGAAAATCAAATATTGCGGGGCAACCGGGTTGCCTCAAGGAGTTACGAAATACGCCGGCGCAACTAGCGATTTGATCGCCGTTGAACTGTTTCCTCAAAAACATGGCACATATGAGGTTGAGGTTACGATTTCAACCGCGATTAATGTCGGAACGACTCTTTACGCGGCGGCAAGCGGAGTGCTCTCAGATCATCAAACAACGAACGCCTACGCGGTCGCGATGGCGGTTCAGCAAGCGGCGGCAAGCGGCGATCATATTCAGGTTATTCCGCTAGTCAATGCGATGTTCGCCAATAGTTAAACGCGGCGATTTTTTTATTCTTTAACTCTTTAAATTAAAAATTTTCAAAAGGAGTCAATAAAATGTCAAGAGCAACTAAGGGATCAGCAATTTACCGGCCGGATCTCGGCGCGGCCGTTATGGAATTTCTCGAGGGGCCGGCCGTTGGATATATCGGGCTCGAAGTTATGCCGATTTTTAGAACATCCAAAAACTCTAGCAGTTACCCGGTCATACCCAAAGAGGCATTGTTAAAAATACACGATACCTCGAGGGCGCCGCGAGCGGCCTATAATCGCGGCGATTGGAAATATGAGCGGGGAACGTTTACAACTAGCGAGCAAGGTTGGGAAGAACCGCTCGATGATGTTGAAAAGGCGTTGTTTGATCAAGAGGCGCCGGGCGAGGCGGCAAGAATCGCGACGTTGAGAGCATATAATCATATTATGCGAGCTCAAGAAAAACGGATCGCCGATGCCTTGTTCAACGAAACAAACTTTACCGCGAGCGCGGTTAGCAACGAATGGGATAAATACAGTTCGACGAGTGCGGATCCGATCGGCGACGTTGCCGATGGCAAGGTCGCGTTCCGGGCTCAATGCGGTATGATGCCCGATGCGCTCGTTATCAGCTACACGACTTATGAGGATATCAAGCGATGCGCGAGCGTTAAAGATGTTCTCAAATATACATATCCCGGCATTGACATTGGGAACATGAGCTCGGCGGTTATGGCGACGATGTTCGGGGTTCCGCGAGTGCTCATCGGCGGCGCGATTTACGATTCGGCCGGCATTGGTCAAGATGCCTCGATCTCTAATATTTGGGATTACGAATACGCCGCGTTGATAAAAATCGGTTCCGGTCAGGACATAACGGCGCCTTGCGTCGGGCGAACGTTTTTATGGATCGAGGACTCGGCTCAGAATCCGATCGTTGAGGAATACCGCGACGAATCGATCCGATCAGATATTTATCGCGTTCGCCATCATGTTTCCGAGGAATTGATTAAATCGGTTAATACAAGCGGAACAACCGTTTCGAACGTTTCGGCCGCCTGTATGTATCTGATGGACAATATTCATACCTAAAAACGAAATATTTTAACCGGAGAATTCGAATTATGCCCGATTATCAGGCAAGCAAAAAAATTTTAAACGACGCCGAGCAAAAAGCGATTGAAACGCTCATCGGTTCCGGATGGCAGATTTTAACAGAAACCGTTATCGAGCGAGCGATTCCGAACGGAGCAAGATATCAAACATATTCGGTTGAGGGGAATTATCAATTCGCGGTTGTTTTAAAAACCGATCTCAACCGGGAGTTTAAATCGAACTTATCTCCGCAAAAAAACAAACGGCGCGGCCGGCCGCCGAAGGATGGAAATTAATGAGCGAGGAATTGGCATTTGATCAAATGGCCGATGATTTGTTCTCGGGCCTCGGGCTCGATGCGACGTTTATTCCGAAAATCGGCGATCGCGTTTTGCTCAAGGTTCATTATGATCAAATGCTCGATCCTCAACCGGGCGGATATCCCGGTCAATATATTGGATACCAGAAAACAATCGAATTCATTTTTGATGATATTGGCAAAATGCCGGCCGGCGGAGATGTTTTTTTGATTGGATCAAATCGATATATCGTTGAGAAACCGCTCGAGCATGACGGCCGAGGTCGATTTATAAAGGTTATCGTTAATTGATAAACGTTCAAATTAATTCCGATGATATCGCAAGGGTTCGCGGCATTTCTTACGTTCTCGGAACTCATTCCGAGCGGCCGATTTATCGGGCGATCAACGATTCGATTTCCAATAGTCGAACATTTACGATCGGATTATTGAGCGCAAAGTTTAACATGACGGCGACAAACATCCGATCGAGTTTTCGCAATCGCGCCGGAAATTATTTGCAAACGCTCGCCGGGCCGGGCCGGCTCAATGGCTATTATCGAACAACGGGCAAACCGCGAGGATTCATTTCGTTTATCGGAACGCGGCAATTAGCCGGCGGGCGAGGGGTTTCGGTTCGATTTTTTCGCGATGGCGCTCGCCATCAATTCCGGCATATGTTTATCCAAAATTATCGCGGCGCCGACAACGTTTGGTATCGCCGAGATTTTTTCGGGCGAACTTATGTTCGGGGCCGGCCATATGCTCAAATTATGCCGAGATTGGATCGGATATATCGATATCCTCTCCATCGCGCCGCAACTCAACGGCTCGAGGACTATCTCGCGCAACCGGTTATTTATACCCGGATCGATAATCATGCCGCCGATCGGTTTGTTGTCAATATGGGCCGGCGCCTCGACGATGAGATCAGCAGATTATGAGCGATTCGATTCGAAAACAAATTATCAACTCGATTTTCGCATATAGCGAAATCATTCGCCGCAACAATGCGTTTTTGACCGATATCGGAAAAAACGTTTATCTCGCGAGAAAATCAGAATGGATTTTGCCGGCGCTCATTTTATGGCCGCACGTCGAGGAAGTAACTCGCGAGTATGGCAAGAATAATCGAATCATGCGATTTCGAGCCGATGGAATCGTTGAGATCGAAAACGAGGATATTATTCCATCGGATTTAATCGAGGATATTCTCGCCGATTTAATCGAGTTTTTAACCGGCGATAATTGGGTTTTATCCTTTGAGAGCGGCGGAGTTAATCGGCCGGCGGTCGGCGATACCGTAACCGGCCGAACGAGCGGCGCAACCGGCATTTTACAAACTTGGAACAAATCGAGCGGGGAATGGCAAGATGGAGATGCCGCCGGAACGTTTACGATCCGGCGCAAGGTCGGAACGTTCGAGGCCGAGAATCTCGATATTGGCGATGAAACGAATCTCGCCTCAACCGATGGAACGATTTCCAATCTCTCCGCCGTTTACTTGTCAACCGGGGATCTCGCCGATGATATCCAATATATTCAAGGCGGCGCCGAGGAATATCCCGATCAAGGCAATCAGGTTGCCGGATGCTCGGCGACTTTTGTAATTAATTATCAAACAAACATCGGAAATCCATATTCTCAAAACTAGGGGGTCAAAAAAATGTCAACAGCTAAAAATTCAAAAATTTTGATCGAAACCGGGCAAAGTCTAACAGGTTTTACCCAAATGTCGGATTCGGGAGATCATCAAACTTTTAATCAATCCGGCGTTTCGATTTTTTCCAGAAAATCGGGATATGAGCCGGAAATTTTGCCGAACGGTATCAGTTCGGGCCGAAACATTTTAACGGCGGCCTCGACGAATGATATGGTTTCGGTTGCCGCGTTTACGGCATACTCCAAGGGATCGGAGCAAAGTCCGAGCGCGACAAATGTAACCGTTCCGAGGCCGACAACCGGCGGTTATGCGAAAATTATTTCGGTTGTAATGGCGAGCGATGGATCCATCGACAAGGTTGCCGGAACCGAGGGCGCCGCATTTTCCGAAACGCGAAACGCCGCCGGCGGGCCGCCATATATCCCGGTCAACGATGTCGAGGTCGGTCAAGTCCGAGTTACCGGATCAACCGCCGAGGCGTTAACCGCCGATAATGTTTACCAGATCGTCGGAACGCATACGGAAACCTATAATTATCCGGCGTGGACGGTTAACGCGATTGGCGACGGCGATGCCGCCGACTCGGTTGCAAAGAAAAACGCATATATCAAATTCGATGCCGTTTTACCGCTCGCGCATACCGGCGGAGTTGCAAAGGCGATTTATAATAAATTTTATGAGCCGATTTTTTCCGAGTTAACGCGAACGCTCGATTTCAAGGCCGCCGAACAATCTCATACTGTAACCTCTCAAGAGTATTATCGCGGAACGATTGGCTCGGTTTCGAGCTCGCTCGGTCAAGGCAAGTTTACCGCGTTATTGAACGACGGTTTGACCGATGCAATTATAACGGAGAAAAATCAGATTATAACGGTCAAATATTTTCAGGATGAAAACAAATCCGCCTATGCGTTAACTCAGGGCAAACTTGGGCTCGATCGTTCGTTTCCATATGATAATCAGGTTCAAGCCGATGTTACCATTTCGCC